ATTGGACAACGTGAGAAAGAAACAAGTCCAGCATCTCACCGATATGGCTCTGAAGCGTGGTTGGATAGCCTACGCCAAGGCAAGAGCGCAAGAGCTTGAGAACGACCAATCAGGGTTGTTCAAAGGTATTGTTGAGGAAGTAAGAGAGCGTTTATCGCAAATGAAAGGATAGGAAATGGACTTGCAAACAAAGATCAGAGCGCAAGACGATCAGCGGGTTTATGTTGACCAATACGATGATGGTGTGTGGATGAGCCTACACCACCAGCATGGGTCATCTAACGTGGTTCTAAACAAGGAACAGGCTAAAGACCTGATTGCCGCGCTTATTTGCATTGTTGACGCAAAGGTGACAGCATGAGCGATCAAGCATTAATTGAACAACTTAAAGAAGCCTTGTTGTTAGCCCGTAAAGCGTTAGAAAACACAGACACTAACTTTTTGACCGACCAATTTGACGCAGAGGAAAAAGCGTTGGTTGCAATTGACTTTGCATTGGAGCGTTTGTAATGTGGCCATTTCCTCAACACCCACCAGTGCCTTGGACTGCCAAACAAGAACAAGCGTACCAACAAGCGCAACGCGCACAACTGCCAGAGGCTCCACTATGACTGAAGAAGACGAAGCATTTAACGAGATCGAACGCTGTAGCAAGGTCAAGCAAGACATTCTTTTGCATCCGTCCAAAGAAGCCATGTTAATTGCAGAGGTTACCGTCTTGACCGAGATGGTGCGGGTTTTGTCAGCAAGGATTGCAGAGTTGGAAAAAGAATGAGTTACATCATTGCAAGCCTGCCGCCAATCAAGTGCTTTGTGCGCCGCGAGTTTCTGTACAACCACACAAAGGGGCATGGCAAGTTAGAGCCTGCGATTTGGGTTAGCTTAAAAGCGTTGCGGGGACAAATTTTCCGAATTGAATCTTTGCTGCCCAATTACGGTGCTTTGTACGACAAACTCCCAATACACGCTTATGTGTGGAAACAAGACCACAGCAACCTACCTGTTGACACTTTGCAACTTTGGGACTGCATGAGCTATCGGTTCACCATTGTTGAAAAGATTGGTTTGCGTAACCTTGGCGTTAAGTTTTTAGGCAAGGACAAGCAATGGCACTTTGGGCGTTACTTGTTTACCGTGGACTTTTGTGCCGATGGCATGGATTTGGACACTGGGTTTACTGAGCAAGCTGAAGAACACAAGTCATTTAACTGGATTCAATTGGACAATGGGCAATTTGCCTGTCAACCAAATAATCGTTGCTTGTGGTACGACCAAAGCCTAATCCCTGCTAAGACTAAGTTTCCTGATTTCCAAGCGGCAAAAGACTTTTACACGGTTGATGGCACACGCAAATGGTCGGCTGGAGATGATTGGTTTTACGACATTAAGGAAAAAAATGAGTAAAGAAGAAATGATCGCTATGCTTCGCTTGGTTGGTTGTGATGAAAACACTGTGACCGCTATGTCAAACGCCTTCGACCTTGGCTTAGAGTTTGCTAGGGGCGAACTATTAGCATTACCTGTTAAGGACGAAAAATGGGTGGAATGAGCAGAATGTGTGCTTTGTGCCACCAACCCCGTTCCCAATTGGGTAGCAAGATGACCTATCTAGGCCCATATAAGGTCTGGATGTGTGGAATGTGTGCCAAGGTCAAAGCAAACCACAAGAAAGCACCAGATGCGTTACGCCGCTAGGGTTGACAAAAATCAAGAAAAGATTGTTGCTGCCTTGCGGAATGCGGGGGCTTACGTTTGGATTATTAGCCTGCCTGTTGACCTTTTGGTGGGCTACAAGGGACATACATTCCTTGTGGAAGTCAAAGATGGGTCTAAAAAGCGTTTAACGAAGCTACAAGAGGGTTTTTTTGAAGGTTGGACTGGTAGTACCCTTTGCAGGGTTGACGGCCCTGAAGCGGCTTTACGAATGATCGGGGTAGTTAAGTGAGATATGACCTTGACAATCCACAACAAGCTACAGCGTTAATGCTGAATCTTTGGCCTAAAGTTAAAGAGGCGTTATCTGCTGGTCAAAAGATGACCATTGAAATTAAGCCTGCTAGTAAAAGTCGTGACCAAGAGCGCAAATATCACGCAATTCTTAGAGACATTGCCGAGCAATCTCAGCACATGGGGTCGGTTTGGGATGCAGAAGATTGGAAACGGCTATTGGTTTGGCAGTATTGCAAGGAAAAAGCAATAGATTCTGGCAAGGTCGTGCCAAGTTTAGACATGACGGGCGTAGTTCAGTTGGGACAGCAGACAAGAAAGTTCACAAAAGAGCAGGCAAGTGAGTTTGTAGATTTCTTAAACGCTTGGTGTGCAGAACATGGAGTAACGCTAAATGAAAGCATATAAGTCATTTTATTTTGAAGCTGCACATTCATTGCCAGACAATCCACAGATTCATGGTCATTCGTACCGTGTGACGCTTTGGTTTGCCACAAGTGCTGAAAAGCCTGTAAGCCTGTCAGGAATTGAAAAGGTTGAATGGCAAGTTAAGCGGATTGTTGACCACAGAATGCTTAATGACTTCATGCCAGACCCAACAATGGAGTCAATTTCCGAATATTTAGCCAATTACGCCCGTCAAATCATTGAGGCGCAACGAATTCAAGTGGAATTTTTGGGTGTAGACGTAGACCGCCCATCCATTAACTTTGGGATAACAACATGATTCACTATCACGGCTTGCCTATCACGCCAGCAACTGCCGCTGCCAAGGCAATAGACGCAGGACACGCATTCGTTTCTTTTGCCCATTCTGACCAACTTGGGGTAGCAATTGAAGTTTGTCAGTCTTTTGCCATTGATAACGGGGCTTTCTCGGCATGGAAAAGCGGGAAGCCGATTGAGAATTGGACTGCTTTCTACGATTGGGCGCTAAACCTAAAGAAAGTGCCATCTTGTGACTTTGCCGTCATTCCTGATGTGATTGATGGAACAGAAGCTGACAACGATGCGTTTTTGCGTGACTGTCCATTGCCTAACTGGTTTGGCGCACCTGTGTGGCATATGCACGAAAGTCTTGAACGTTTAGAACAGTTAGCAAACACCTATGTTCGGGTTTGTATTGGTAGTTCGGGTGAGTTTGCAACAGTTGGGACACAAGCTTGGTGGTCAAAAATTGGACAAGCCATGAGGGTTCTTTGTGATGATTTGGGAAGGCCAATGTGCAAACTTCATGGATTAAGGATGCTTGACCCTGCCGTGTTTACCAAATTGCCGTTTGCATCGGCTGATAGCACAAACATTGGCAGAAACGTAGGGATAGACAACAACTGGAAAGTTGGTAACTATCTTCCCCCAACAAAAGAGATGAGAGCCGCAGTCATGCGTTCTCGCATTGAATCCCATAACGCTCCAGCCGTTTGGGGCTTTCACCAAGTCGAGCAAGGGCTATTGCTGTGATGATTCCCAAATTTAGTTACTTCCGTAGCAAAGCACACCTAAAGAATGTAGCAAGCCTAGCCTGTCAGAACTGTGGGATTGAAGGACAGACTCAGGCAGCACACTCAAACTGGGCAGAACATGGGAAGGGAAGAGGAATTAAAGCAAGTGATGAATACACCGCCGCTTTGTGCCAGACCTGCCACATGGAGCTAGATTCAGGCGCTAGGCTAAGTAAAGAACAGCGCAGATCGCTTTGGCAAATGGCTTATCAAAAGACAGTTAACCGTTTAAAAGCTAATGGTAAATGGCCTAAAGAATTAGATTTGTGACTAAAATAAGCGTAATCAGTTAGAAACCTAAAGGATTAGCATGAAAAAAGTACGGGAAGAAAATTCTGCTTTTACTGAACAGAAAGGTCGAGGAAGGCCCAAGGGAGTGCCTAATCGAGCCACCACCGAGTTTAGAGACACCATTCGGGCATTGCTAGAGAACAACTCCGCAAACGTGGAGAAATGGCTTGCAGACGTTGCTGAAGGCGACATAACGACAGACCGCAAACCAGACCCTTATAAGGCTTTGGATATGTTGGCTAAGTTGGCTGAATACGCTGCGCCTAAGTTGGCTAGAACCGAAGTCATTGGCGACCCTGATGCCCCTGTTGTCACTAAGATGGTCTTTGAATGGCAGGAACCGAAGTAAAGCGCGTTCAAATTGCTTATTCGCCCCGTAAGCAATTCCTACCTTTTCACAATCGAAAAGAGCGTTGGGCGGTGGCGGTGGCACATCGCCGATGCGGAAAAACAGTTGCTTGCGTCAATGACCTGATTAAACGAGCGCTAACTGAAGGCAAAGAAGACGGGCAATATGCGTATATCTGCCCATTTTTAACTCAAGCTAAGTCGGTAGCCTGGCTTTACCTTTTGCGATTTAGCGAAAACGTCAGAGTTAAGGCTAACGCCTCAGAATTGTGGGTTGAACTGGTAACAGGCGCTCGGATTCGCCTTTTTGGTGCTGACAACGCTGAAGCCTTACGGGGTATGTACCTTGATGGCATTGTGTTGGACGAATATGCCGACATGAAGCCAAGGGTTTGGGGTGAGGTTATCCGCCCATTACTAGCTGACCGACAAGGTTGGGCTGTGTTTATTGGTACGCCAAAGGGCAAGAACAACTTTTGGGATGTGTACGACAGCGCCCAACAGTCTCCTAATTGGCACGTTACGACACTAAAAGCCTCTGAAACCAATCTATTGCCATCGTCCGAGCTTGAAGACGCTAAGTCAATGATGAGTGAAGACCAGTACCTTCAGGAGTTTGAGTGCAGCTTTGAGGCGGCTATTCTTGGAGCGTTTTACGGCAAAGAGATGCGTATTGCCGAGCAAGAAGGCAGGATTTCAGATGTTCCGTATGACCGAAACGCACCAGTACACACGGCTTGGGACTTAGGTTATACAGACGACACTTCAATTGTGTTCTTCCAAGTGGTTGGTGGCGAAATCCACATCATTGACCACTTTGCGGGTTCAGGTCTAGCGATGGATGACTACGTTTCTGTGGTTAAATCAAAACATTACCGCTACGGTAAACACTGGCTACCCCACGATGCTAGGGCTAAGACTTTGGCTTCTGGTGGTAAGTCAATTCAAGAAATGGCACAGAAAGAGTTGGGTATCTCCAATGTCCGAATCGTTCCTGATTTATCGCTGCAAGACGGGATTCAAGCTGTCAGAGCATTATTTCCAAGACTTTGGATGGACGCCAAGAGATGCAAGGAACACAGCCTGTTGGAGTCTTTGCGCCAGTATCAACGTGAATGGGACGATGACAAGAAGCGTTATCGTGACCGTCCCCGCCACGATTGGACAAGCCACGGAGCAGATTCAGTCCGTTACATGGCAATAGCGTGGCGTGAGGAGTACAAGGCTCCTGAAGTGCCAAAGCCTAAATGGTGGCACGAACAGACGCTAAATGAGATTTTTGAATCCACTCCGACCAAAAGACACACTAGAATATGATATAGGCGTTAAAATGCGCTAACTTTTAGGAGTATCTATGGCCTATAACGCCGTGTACTGGAAAGACGAGTTACATCGTTACAAAGAAGACTATCGCAAGTTCACCGAGCAAGGTCGTAGGGTCGTCAAACGCTATCGTGATGTTCGCAAAGACACCGACTTCACAGATGCTCGTTTCAACATTCTTTGGTCAAACATTAAGACCCTGAAACCTGCGATCTATTCTCGCCCCCCAAAGGTTGAAGTTTCCCGCCGTTTCAAAGATCGTAACGATATTGGTCGCGTAGCCTCAATGATTCTTGAGCGCACGATTGACTATGAACTCCGTCAGTACAGCGATTACCACTCAGCAATGGGTCATTGCGTGGAAGACCGTTTGTTGCCTGGTCGTGGCGTGGCATGGCTTCGCTATGAGCCAAAGATTGAAGCGATTGAAGAACCACAGATCACCGATGACGTTGAAAGCGAAAACTACGCGCCTGGTCAGGGCGAAGGCGATCTAGAAACTAACGGCTTGGCTGGTGAAAACGTTGAACCGCTAGAAAAGGTCACAGACGAGCGCACACCAACTGATTACGTTTTTTGGGAAGATTTCGCCCATCTGCCTGCCCGTACATGGGAAGAAGTGACTTGGGTAGCCCGTAGGGTCTACATGAGCCAAGAGGAAGGCGTAGAGCGTTTTGGTGACGTATTTAAGGACGTTCCGCTCACTCATTCACCTGATAAAGACGGTGAAGATATGTCAACCACCGAAGCCTTGAAAAAGGCTCCCGTGTGGGAAATCTGGTGCAAGTCTAGTAAAAAGGTTTATTGGGTTGCTGACCATTTTGAAGAAATCTTGGATGAGAAAGACGACCCACTTGAATTAGAGAGCTTCTTCCCTTGTCCAAAGCCTCTTTTTGCTACGGTCACAACAGACAGCTTGATTCCAGTTTCGGATTTCAAGATGTACCAAGATCAAGCCGATGAGATTGATGACATTACAGGTCGCATCCAGCACTTGACCCGAGCCTTGAAGGTTATGGGCATTTACGCTGCTGACGAACCTGCCTTGGCTCGATTGATGAAAGAAGGCAACGATGCCGTGATGGTTCCCGTCACCAATTGGCCTGCTTTCGTTGAAAAGGGTGGTTTGAAGAACGCTGTGCAGTTCTTGCCCTTGAACGATGTTGTGCAATCGCTACAGTCTTTGTACGCTGCCCGTGAGTCTTGTAAACAAATTATTTACGAAACCACAGGTATTTCTGACATTTTGCGTGGTGCTTCTGTTGCGTCTGAGACTGCTACCGCACAACAGATTAAGAGCCAATTTGCCTCTATTCGCCTGAATGACATGAAGGACGATGTGGCACGATTTGCCCGTGACCTTCTGCGAATGAAGG